ACTCAGTTAGAGATTGTAGAAAAGATTACTGAAGTAATACAGCCGGGATACAAGGAAACTAGAAAAAACTAGTTAGGGACATTCGCCAACAGGTAAGAGCCTATATATGGGCGCATGGCGGTTGTCCCGATAATATTCCTGCTGATGACATGAGGAGCATTGAGATTATGTTTAGCGATGGAATGATAGGACAAAAATCAGTCTTACTTGCTCTGAGTGCTTTGACTACTGGCAATCTCAATTCCAAGCTAGGCACAAATGCCAAGGCATATAAAATGCATGACATTTTGCCAATGGCGCATGAGTATATTATTCCTCCATTAAGCGATGAACAAAAAGAAGATCAGACTCAAAAGGCTTTGTTGGCTTTTGTTAAGTCTGCGCCTAATGCGCCAAAGAAACTGTTAAATGGATAAGGTTACTTTTAAGCTAGAGGGGTTTGCTGAATTTGAACAGCAAATAATAGCTTTAGGAAAAGGTTATCGAGATGATCTTGTTGCTAGACAAACTCTTGTAAAAGCCGCTAAAAAAGCTATGGAAGTTGTTTTACTTGAAGCTACTGCTCGTGCGCCCTATGATTCTGATAGACCGGCTACAGATGCAGGAAAACCTCATTTAAAAATGACAACAAGATTAGATGCTCGTATTCCATCTGCCAAAGATCGAATGTCTAGTTTTGTTAGTGATACAGATGCCGCCATTGCTGTTGTCTCTGTAAAAAAATCTGCTGTTTCACTTTCTCAAGAGTTTGGTAATGTTCGAACTCAAGCACAACCTTTTTTAAGAATAGCCTTAGAAAAAAATACTCAAAAAGTCTTAGATGAATTAAAATCAGAGTTGTCAACAATTATTCCTGAGTATGCTAAAAAGCTTTCAAGGATGAGAAAGAAATAAATGGCTAGTCAAAATATTGCTCGATTAGGTGTTGTTTTAGGATTAGACTCTGCCGAATTCCAAGCAGGGATAGATAAAGCTGTTGCCGCCAATAAAAAAATGGGTCAGCTTATTAAAGCTGATTCTAATGCCGCCGCTAGAGAAATATTATCTTTAAAATATGCCACAGATAATTACAACAAATCATTAACAAAAACAGAAGAAATTCAATATGCAATAACACAAGGTAAATTTGTTGGAGCAACAAAAGAAGCAAAAGATAGACTTTTAGAACAAGCTAAAGCTTATGATGCTGTAGCCGCATCTGCAACAAAAGCCAATCTTGCTCAGATGGGTGGCGCAGGTGGAAAATTACCGCCTCATTTACAAGCCGCACTTGGCTATCAAACAACCGACATTGTAACTAGCTTACTTGGTGGTCAAAATCCTATGATGGTTTTGATACAACAGGGCGGTCAGTTGCGAGATCAGTTTGGTGGATTTGTTCCATTATTTAAAGCAATTACAAGTGTATTAACCCCAATGAAAATTGCTATTGGGGGGACAACAGTAGCTATTGCGGCATTAGCTTTTGCCGCATATAAAGGAGCAGAAGAATCATCCAAGTTTAGAGATAGCTTAATTCTTACTAACAATATTGCAGGAATAACAGCAAGTCAATTCCAAATGATGTCTGCCGCATTGTCGGACAAACTAAATGTATCTATTGGTAAAACAAATGATGTATTTATGGAACTTGTTGCATCCGGGAAGTTTACTTCAACTAGTTTAAGTTCTGTTGCTAATGCTATTGCTCTTATTGCAAAACTGTCAGGTGAAACAGCTTCAACAGTAGCTAAAGATTTAATTGGCTCTTTAGATGGCTCTGCTAGTTCAGCCGCTAAATTAAATGAAAAATATAACTTTTTAAATCTTGCTCAATATAAACAAATTGAATTATTAGCACAGCAAAACAAAAGACAAGAGGCTGTTAAATTAACCGCTGATCTACTTACTAATTCATTAGAAAAACAAGAAAGGAATGTTGGCACTTTAGAAAAAGCTTGGGAGGGATTAGGTAAAGTTTTTGGTGGATTTTGGGATGCATTAAAAGGACTTGGCAGAGATGATACTCCTTTAGATGCCATCAATAAAATAAAGAAAGAAATAGAATCATTAGAAAAAACTTTAGGTGCAACTACTGGTCCGGCAAAAGAAAAAGCATACAAAGCAGAAATACAAAAGCAATTAGAAGAAAAAAGGCAGATGCTCCAAGAAATGGAGAAAAAGTTTGCTGAAGATGCGGCAAAAGTAAAAAAAGAAGCTGATGCACAAGCAAGAGAAAATGCAAAAATAAATGCTTATCAAGAAGCCGGTGGATTACAAAAAGCTGAAGATTTAAAATCTGAATATGCTAAATTAAAAGCTGATGAAGCATTTCAAAGAAATGTATTTGCAGTTAATGAAGTTACTCGGATTGAAATGGAATCCGAAAAGAAAAAAGCAGATTTTGCTGTAGATCAACAAAGAAAATCAGAACAAGAAAAAGGTGTATTTGCAAAAGATAGAGCAAAGCTTGTTACTCAATTTAATATTAATGAGGATTTAAGAGCCGCTCAAACTAAAGAAGAAATATTTAGAAAAGAACAATTAAACATTTCTGAAAGACAACAATCAGATTTAGATAGCCTTGCTAGAGAAAGAGAAAAATTACAAGTTTATCGAGAAAATATTCTTTTATCTGACAATGATAAACAAATAGCTTTAGATCGATTAAGAACAGAACAAAAAATTGCAGAAATTATGCGAAATCAAAAGTTAAAGCCTGAAGATAGAATTTTAGATTCAGAAAAAGAAAGAACTATACAAATGCAAAGAGAGGGTGTAATTCGCCTTGGCGAACAATTACTTCTTGTTCAAAGCATTCATAATGCTGTATTTAATAATATGACTTCGGCTATAGAGGGCTTTGTACGAACAGGAAAGTTTGCATTTAAAGATTTTACTCGATCTGTTATACAAGACATTATTGCTATTCAATTAAAAGCACAAGCAACTAAATTGTTGGGAATGGCAGGAGCATCTTTAGGTGGATTTTTTGGATCACAAAGTCCTTTTGCGCCAAACCCATCAGGTGGTCCATTGCCAATAGGTGATGTTTCTATATATGGAAATGGTGGAGAACCTCCAGTTGGAGTTCCTGCTATTGTTGGAGATAGAGGTCCTGAATTATTTATACCTAGGACAGCAGGAACAATTATTCCTAATCATGCTTTAGGTGCAATGGGCGGTACAACTATTAATTACAATGGTACTTATGTAGCGAGTATGTCTGCCATTGATACTCAATCTGCAACACAATTCTTAGTTCAAAATAAACAAACTATTTGGGCGGCTAATCAGTCAGCATCGAGGTCGATGCCAACATCGAGATAATTATGAGTCTAAATCAAATCCTCGCAATTAGCGAATCAGTACAAGTTAATGATCATCGATTTGTTGGTCAAATGTTAAGTCGCAATCAAAGAATATCTACTAGTGAAGTTATTACTGTTGTGCCATTTTCATTTGATTTAAAGCCGATGAACTATCTTTTATATAGCCAAAACAGGGCTTTGCTTAATAGTCTTCGAATTCCTGATATGGCTTTAGAGCAATATTTAAACTTTGGTACAACTGGATGGACTAACTATATTACTTATCAAGGTGATATGAATCAAGGCGAAATAGTTGGATGCCAATGGCAAACTAGTTCTGCTAATAAAAATTTAGTGTTGGGAAGTCTTCCTGCTATCGATCCCGGTGCTTATATAGTTAAGGCAGGTGATTTCTGTCAGGTTGGTTTATATCCTTATATTGCTACAGCAGATGTTTATAGAGGAGAGGGTTCAACTGTTAACATACCTGTGCATCGGAATTTAATAACAACTCTTACAAGTCCATTAAATGCTGTTATTGGTGAGTATGGCACAACTGTTAGCATGGGCGGTAGCACATATACAGGCACAACCTTTCAAGTTATTTTAAGAGCATATCCTACTTATACTTTAATGCCAATGCAAAATGATTCTTTTATTAGTTGGTCAGGATCATTTACAGCATTTGAGGCTGTACTATGAATATCATAACTCCAGTTGACGATACAAACAATATTCGAATTGCTGATTTTGTTCGCATAGTATCAGGTGGAACTACTTATCGATTTGCTACAACAGCATCAGCACTTACTATTCCTGCGGTAGATGCATTACCATTTACAGCCCTTGGTGGTTTAATTAAAATTGGCGATGCAGTTCGAGATATTAAATCTACTGCTAATGAAACTACACTTACTTTTGTAGGATTAGATACTGCTTATCTTGGTTGGGTATTGGGTCAAGATATTAAAGGGTCGCAAGTGCAAATGTGGCATGGGTTCTTTAACACTAATGGCGCATTAATTACTACTGGCGGTTCAGGTGGTTTATATCAATTTTTTAATGGATATATAAATAGCTTTGCAATTTCTGAACAATGGATGGAAGAAGCTAGGGCTTATGTTGGTACTATAAGTTTATCGGCATCTTCTATTCAACTTGTATTGCAAAACAGAGTTGGAGGCAGATTTACTAATAATAATTCTTGGCAATTCTTTAGTCCCAATGATACCAGTATGAATAGAGTATCTTTTATAACTAACATCAATTATGCTTTTGGAAAGACTGCATGATAAGACAAGCAACAAAACATGACAAAAAACAAATAATAGATTTAATAAGATTAATAAGAGATGAGAGCGAAATAGAAGAATTACAGTTTGAGAATGAAGAACAATGGAATCGATTGCTAGATACCATGTTAGCCGGTGCAGGGATTATTTATATAGAAGATGGTAAAGGTTTGATTATGGGGTTAATCACTCCTAGTGTATGGTGTGACAAAAGTTTAATTTTGCATGAGGTAATGTGGTTTGTAAAAAAGGAATATCGAAAATCAACAATAGGGTATAGATTATTTGATGCTTATGTTAAGTATGGTAAAAAGCTAAAAGATGAAAAAAGGATTAAATATTTTGTCATGGGTAAATTGCCAACAAGTCCAAATATTAAATATGAAAAATATGGCTTTAAGAAAACAGATGAAAGTTGGATTCAGTAATGCATAAAATTTTTGCATCTTTGTTAATTGCTTTACTGTTATTGCCAAGTTCTGCATTTGCATTTGGGACAATGATTGCTGTATATGCAATAGGTATGACGGCAGGAAGTATTGCCGCTATAGCTACAGCTTTTGCAATTAATATGGTTGTATCTGCTGTTATTAGTAAAGTTTTATATAATGCTCCACAACCGGCAAATGATTTATCAGGAACAAGCCCAAACCCCGGCAACAATCAGCAAGTCCCACCTGCAACAGATAATAAATTGCCTGTAGTTTATGGATCAGCTTATGTTGGTGGAACAACTGTTGATTTAAGCATTAGTGAAAACAATCAAGAATTATATTATGTACTAGCTTTGTCAGAAGTTACTGGAACAGAAACAGGACAAACTCCATGCACATTTACTTTTGGAGATATTTATTATGGCGGTAAATTAGTAACTTTCCAAGGCGATGGATATACAGTTGCTTCTTTGTTAGATGAATCTACTGGTGTTTCAGATACTGCTGTAAGTGGTTTAATACAAATTTACTTGTATAGAAATGGTTCTAACACTCCTACTAACTCAGGATTAACTGCTATACAAGTAATGCAAACAGCCGGTCTTGTATATACTTGGGATGCTAATAAGTTAATGACAAATTGTGCATTTGCAATTATTCATTTATCTTACAATCAACCGGCAGGTATAACAGGTCTTCAACAGACTAAGTTTCAGATAACAAGTAATGTTTCTGCTCCTGGTGATGTTATTTATGACTACCTTTTAAATACTAGATATGGCGGTGCAATACCATCTGCTCAAATAGATACAACTTCTTTAACTGCGCTTAATACTTATTCAAATCAGAACTTTACTTATATACCTTATGATGGTGGTTCGGCTACACAAAAAAGATTTGAGTTTAATGGTGTAGTGCAAACAACTCGAAGCATTATGCAAAATTTGCAAGACATGGCTTCTTGTTGTGATTGTTTAATTAAGTATGCTGAAATGTTTGGAACTTGGGGAGTTATTGTACAAACCCCTGATTATGTAGTTTCTATGGCATTAGATGATTCTAATATTATTTCAGGCATAACTGTATCGCCAACTGATATAGCAAATTCATTTAATGTTGCTGAAGTTAAATTTATAGACAATGATGCTCAAGATGCTTTTGCTAGTTCAATATTTGATCTTGCTGAAATTGCTCCTGAACTTCTATATCCTAATGAGCCGGTTAATAAACAATCAATTTCTTTACCATTAGTTAACAATTCTGTAACTGCTCAATATTTGGCTAATCGATTCTTAGAATCTGTTAGAGAAGATTTGCAAGTGTCTTTTACAATTAACTATATTGGCTTACAGCTAGATGCCGGAGATATAGTTACTGTTACCAATGTTAATTATGGGTGGACTAATAAACTATTTAGATGCCAAAAAGTTACACAAACTTTTGCAGATAGCGGACAGATAGCTACTAATTTATTATTAAGTGAGTTTAATCCTCAAGTTTATGATGATAGAAATATAACTCAATTTACTCCTGCTGATAATTCGGGAATAGGTAATCCTACTTTCTTTGGAATACCACCTAGACCAACAATATCAGGTCAACAACCAACAGCAACTAACCCATCATTTCAAGTTAATGTTTCTACAAGTCCATCAGGCATAGTTCAGTATGGCGAGATATGGTATTCGGCTTTTGAATTTCCAACAACAGACCAAAGAATTTTTGCCGGAACAACCGCAATACAAAGTAATGGCAATCCTTATTCAATTAATACTGCAATGCCACCAGTTACTGTGTCGGACATTCCATCGGGTAATTGGTATTTCTTCAGTCGTATGGTTAATAGTTTGGCATCTTCTGTATTTAGTCCTGCATCTGATTTACTACAATGGAGACCAAGCACTTTCCAATATGTAAATAAATATATTGCAGTAGCATATGGAACATCAATTGTAGGTGCAGGTTTTAGTCTTACTCCCACAAATAAAACTTATTATGGTTTAGCAAATGTATCATCAACTGCTGTGCCAACTTTAGCATCTGATTACACTTGGTATCAAGCTATTCCTAATTTTGGAACTATTGTTTTTTTACTTTACTCAAATAGAACAGGTAGAAAGTTTAGTTTTGCTACCGGTACAGCAGGACAAGCGGCAGGATCGGCATCTTTTGTGCCAACCGATATAGCAACTTTTGATCCATCTTCATGGCTTGGATTGCCTAATGGGAAAAATATTATTGATTTAGATGTTCGAACAGGGCAGGTTATTCAAACAGGAACAACCACAGTAGGCACAGGACAGATTGGTATTACTAATAATCCCGATGGAACTATTGTTGCAGGACTGCAAGAGTATTTAGATTTTGGCGGTGATTATACTAAAACAGTTAATTTGGCTAATATCACTATAGATATTTATGGTCGAGTAGTAGGTTTTGAGCCTCCTGATAGTTTTTATTACACAAGAGAATCTTTTACTGCAACTTCAGGACAGACAGTATTTAATGTTACTAGAAGTAGCGGATATATATCAGGACAATGTTTAGTATTTAGCAATGGTCTTATTTACAATACAACTCAATATACTGATACAGGCGGTACTACAGGCACAGTTACTTTAAGTGTTGGAGCAGTTGCCGGAGATGTTATTACAATTATTTCTGTTAAGTCTGTTTCAGCAACTTCTATATTAACTACTGCCGCATCAGGCGATGGCACTACTGCAACTTTAACATTTACACCAAAAACATTTGCGCCATTTGCAGTTGGTCAAAGTATTACTATTACAGATTTAAATCCTGCCGGATATAACGGCACATATACTGTAGTAACTTGTACAACTTCACAGGTTACTTATTTAAATGCTACAACTGGAAGTCAAATATCGGGTGGAACTATAACTTTTACAGACCCTGTATATACTTCCTTTACTAGAAATACTGTTACATTAACAGATCAATCCACTTATACTGCTTCAGGCTTTACCATTAATGATGGACATGAGTTACTATTTTTAAATGGTACTGTAGTTAATGCACAAGATTACACTCTAAATGGACAAGAAATTGTATTTATTGCCGCAACAACTGGCGATTTAGAAGTTGTGCAATGGGCTAGTTCTAATTTAGGTCTACCAGTAGGATTGCCTGTTAATGTGGATATTTATACCAATGTTGGACAAATAACATACCCATTCCAATTTAACCCAAATGCATTTAATATATACAAAAATGGTGTAATGTTATTACAAGGAACAGACTTTACAACAGGCACAGGTACTTATACACTAGCAAATTCACCAACAACTAATTTAAATATTTTAGTACAGCAAACCTTTACAAGAACAGGACCGGTATGACACAAGCATTTAATCTTAGCCAATTTGCTAATACTGTAAATTCTTCAGGACAAGCAAGTAATAATGGATTGCAAAATTCTTCTTTAACTGTAACAGCAGGAACAGGAATGTCGGGAGGTGGTTCTGTTGCCCTAGGTAGTTCTGTTACATTAACTAATGCAGGAGTAACTTCATTAACGGCAGGTACTGGTATATCTGTATCCGCTTCTACTGGCTCTGTAACTATCTCAAACACTTTATCAAGTGGAGTAACTTCTGTATCAGGAGGCAATGGTATTTCTACTTCAGGCTCTACTTCTGTAAGTGTTGCATTAGGTGTACCAAGTGGTAGTTCAGTAGGAACATATACAGCAGGAATGATTAATAGTAACAATACACTTTATGCTATTGGTAGTACTGTAGCAGGTTCTTCTCTTAATTATGCGGCAGGAAATCTTGGTGGTGGTAGTTGGTATAATGCATTTGTTTCATATGCACCAAATGTTGGGGGTTTAGTTGGTTTAGGATTATCAGGCACATGGAGGGCTTGTACAATTTCTCTAAGTACCTCAGGAGATGATGGCACAATAAATTCAGGTAATCTATGGCTTCGAATTGCTTAAAGGAAAATTATGCTTACTTTAGAATCAGCAACAAACCCAGTCTATGCAAATGCAGAAATGACTGCAATTAATTTAGAAGTTAAATTTGTAGAAATGCAAGAAGTTTTACCATTTACTGCAACATCTTATGATGAGATGGATTATGGTCGGGATATATATAATCGGGCTAAAAAGGGAGAATTTGGAACAGTAGCTTCTTATGAAATAGCATAATGGAATATCGCATATATCCTAATTCGACTCCTGAGTTTAAGATGGTTCAAAAACCTGATGGGACTATGGAAATGATGGTTCGATATATTAATTCTATGCAAGGTTATATAGGCAAATGGATGCCTGTAAAAACTGAACAAATGGAAACAAATTAAGTTACAATAAGAAAACAAAACAATACATGATTCGTGGCTCTGTAAGGGTATAGGGCTATTAACTAAGCGAAAGAGTAATCATGGCGATTTTTAACAAAAACTCACTTTCTCAGGTGAGCGGATTTGACAATCCTATCATTGCAGGGGAACTGGTATGGGAGCAAAGCACCTACTGGAATCTAGCATTAACTGCCAATGACAATGTAACTCCTATTGATTTAACTGGTGCGACTATTGATGCTTCTATTATTCGCAGAGCCATGTCAAACATTACAGATACTCGCAATGGGCTTACTTTTGACATAGCAAACTATGATCCACCACCAAGTCCAGTTGCACTTTCTATTACAAACAGGAATGATGCTACAGGCTTTTTTACTTTAGTTATAGATGATTCAGCATGGAGTCTAATTGATACAGACCCTGAATTAGATATTAATGCACAAGATTGTGTAGGATTTTCCGGAAGAATAAAAATTAGTTTTCCATCTGTAGGAACTACTCCACAAAATGATTATATTATTTTTCTTTTATTCCTAGTCCGTAGTGACGGAATTGTGGTAGAAAGTTAATATGGGAAATATGAATGTAACAGTTGTAGACCAAAACAATGTAACTATTGCAGTTACTCCTACACCAACACAAATAGTAAATGTCGATAGAGGCATACTTGGACCAAGAGGTTACTCAGGTATATCGGGCTACAGCGGATATAGCGGTATTTCAGGATACAGCGGATTTAGCGGAATATCGGGTTGGTCGGGCGAGTCGGGCTATTCAGGATTTAGTGGCATATCAGGATATTCGGGTGATTCAGGAATCTCAGGATTTAGTGGCGATTCAGGCATAAGCGGATATAGTGGCGATAGCGGCATCTCAGGGTATAGTGGTGATTCGGGGATTAGTGGATATAGTGGCGAGTCAGGAACAAGCGGATATTCGGGTTATAGTGGTCAGCAAGGTACAAGCATTAATGTTAAAGGTGAAGTGCCTACAGTTGGCGATTTACCACCAACAGGCAATCAAGTTAATGATGCATACATTGTTACTGCTGATGGAAACCTTTGGGTATGGAATGGCTCTGCTTGGTATGATGCAGGGCAGATAGTTGGACCACAGGGTTTGTCAGGCTTCTCAGGTTATTCGGGTGAATCAGGTTACTCAGGTTTTAGTGGTGACAGCGGTATATCGGGATGGTCAGGCGAATCAGGAATTTCGGGCTTCAGCGGTGATAGCGGAATAAGTGGTTGGTCAGGGTTCAGCGGTGAATCAGGATATTCAGGACTCAATGGAGATTCGGGCTATTCAGGAATATCGGGCTATAGTGGGTTTAGCGGTGATTCGGGAATCTCAGGATGGTCAGGCGATTCAGGCATCTCAGGGTATTCAGGTGATAGCGGAATTTCGGGATGGAGTGGAGATTCAGGTATATCGGGCTTCTCAGGCGATTCAGGAATTAGTGGTTATAGTGGATGGTCGGGAGAAGTAGGTACTTCGGGCTTCTCAGGTCAATCGGGATATAGTGGGTTTTCAGGCATATCGGGCTACAGCGGAAGCGGAGTATCAGGTTATTCGGGATATTCGGGTGCTGTTGGAACTTCAGGATACTCAGGTTACTCAGGTGCAGTAGGCGAATCGGGCTACAGCGGAATTAGTGGATGGAGTGGCTTCTCAGGAATTAGCGGTTACTCAGGTGCTGTTGGTCAATCAGGCTTTTCAGGGATTAGTGGGTATAGCGGATTCTCAGGTATCAGCGGACAAAATGGAGCATCAGGATTCTCAGGAACTTCGGGTTACTCAGGCTATAGCGGTGCAGTTGGCACATCAGGCTTCTCAGGAACTAGTGGGTTTAGTGGTTTCTCAGGAATTTCAGGCTATAGCGGATATTCGGGTGCTATAGGACAATCATCTAGTTTATTTTTATATTATGCAGAAGCAGTCCAAACAAGTGGACAACCTGCTAATGGATTTTTACTTTGGAATACTGCAACACAGAGCAATGCTACACAAATAAATATTTCGCATCTTACAAATAATGGCGATGATATAGATATATTTTTAGCATTGTTACAACCTACACAAAAATTTACTATTCAAGACCAAAATGTATCAGGTAATTATCAGTCATGGTTAATAACTGGAACACCTACAAACATAAATCCAAATACAAGTAATAGTTATTGGACAGTCCCAGTAAGCCTTATATCTTCAGGTGGCACAGGCACAACTGATTTTGCAGACAATCATCCATTATTTTTAGCCATTACAGCAGGGGTAAGTGGAACATCGGGCTACTCAGGGTATTCGGGGTTCTCAGGAATTTCAGGGTGGTCGGGCATATCAGGTTACTCAGGTGCTAGTGGAATCTCAGGACAGAATGGTGTATCAGGTTATTCGGGCATATCAGGTGCATCAGGCTTTTCAGGCATATCAGGTTATAGTGGATTCTCAGGAATCTCAGGACAGAATGGTGCATCAGGTTTTTCAGGCTATTCAGGCATATCAGGCACAAATGGTGCATCAGGCTACTCAGGTATCTCAGGACAGAATGGAGCATCAGGAACAAGCGGATACAGCGGATGGAGTGGTATATCGGGCTATAGTGGTTCAGGTGTATCAGGCTACTCAGGGTTCTCAGGAATATCAGGCTATTCAGGTTACTCAGGAATTACTCCTACTATTGGTGGAACTAACACAATGGTTCAATACAACAATAGTGGAGTGTTGGGTGGTAATGTAAATTTAGTTTGGGATAATTCTAATGTTCGATTAGGTATTGGAACTCCTACTCCTACTGCTACTTTGCATTTATCAAATTCAGGTAGCACTTCGCAATTAATTACATCAGTTGGTACAAATGTATATTCAAGTATTTCTTTTGCAAATACAACAACAGGCTATGGATACGATATAGGTTTTGGTGGAAGTGGTTCTATAGCACCAAATAGTTTTTATTTATATGGTGGAAGTACTGCAAGTGTAAAACTAGCAGTAATACCTAATGGTAATGTAGGTATAGGAATGTCCCCTAATTGGAAGTTAGATGTTGATGGAAATATAAATACCAACACAGCAGTTAAAGGCTATCTTGTCGCAGGTTGGACTTTAGCAGGTTATACCAGTAATTTTTTACAAATTGGTAATGCTACAACTGCTGGTGAATGGGATGATATTAGGTTTTATATAAAAGGAACAAATAAATTAACAATAGATTCTCAATATGTATACACAGCAAGTGGAGTCAATGTAGGCATAGGAACTAGTAATCCTACTATTCCTTTAGACATTCTTAGAAGCACATTTACATCAACTACACCATTTGCAAATCAATTATTCAGAGTTGGTTCACTTGCAAGCGGTGCTGATGCAAGTATTACATTTACAGATAGTGTTGTAAATAATGGTTATATAGGAATACAAGGTGGGTATCTTAATTTTGCTAGTAACACTACTACACCTCAATTAAAACTTAACTCATCAGGCAACCTAGGTCTTGGAGTTACTCCTAGTGCTTGGGCTAGTTCATTTAAAGCAATACAAGTTGGTGCTACAGTTTCACTTAGTGCATTTACTGGTAATACTGGTTTGTATTTAGGTAATAATTTTTATTACGATGGTGCAAATAAATTTATAGGCACAGGGTATGCTTCAGAATATGTTCAAACAGGTGGGCAACATCAATGGCAAACATCTACAACATCATGGAGTGGAACAGGAAGTGATGCAGTAACTTTTACCCAAGCAATGACACTAGATGCTAGTGGAAAATTGGCTCTTGGGCATACTTCTACTGGAGGTGCAAATTTTGGAGTTGCTAATGGCAATAATGAAATTTTCCAAGTTTTTACTGCATTTTCGTCAAATTTAAATTTAGTACAAAATTACAATTATGCTTCTTCTGTTTATGTAGCAAATGAAAACAGAGCCTCTTTTTATTCATGGAAAATTGGAACATCTGAGGCAATAAAAATTACTAGTGCAGGTAATTTAAATGTCTTAAACAACATTGGTGTTGGAGGACAGGCTTCTACTGCTACTAATGTTCCAATTTATATTCAAAATGCGGCTGGATTAGATACCCAATTATTATTAACAACCATAGGTATAAATAATACTGTAATGGGTTTTAATAATACTGGCTCAACAAATGGACAAGGAGTGCCAAACAATACTGCTTATTTTGGCAGTTTAAATGCTTATCCAACAGCAATAACAACTAATGGTGCGCTTGTTGCTACATTTACAACAACTGGTAATGTAGGTATAAATACAGTAAATCCTGATTATGGTTCTTATGGAGGAACAGAAAGAATTTTAGGAATAACAGGTAATGCAACTTATAGAGGAAGATTAAGTCTACAAAACACTTCTACTGGCACAACTGGAGCGGCAGGGACTGTTGCATTTTTTAATGGTTCTACATTACTTGGTGCAATAGATGTTGTTGCAGATGGGGCAACTAACAAAGGGTTTTTTGATTTTAATACAAACAATGGCTCTACAATTTCAACACGGATGCGACTTACAAATGATGGGAATTTGTTGGTAAGCACTACAGGATTCACTACAGCACCACCAACAAATACTGGTTTAATTGCAGGTAATTTTAGAAGTACATATAGTTCAATAGCAGTTGCAGGACTTGCAACAGCAACAATTTTAACTTTATCATCTAGTGTTAATGGAACATATATTATTCAAGCAAATTTTGGTTCTCAAGGTGCGGAAATATATGGGGGAATGTTAATTGTTGTTGCTAATTCTGGAAGTTTTAGAGTTGTTACAAATGGAAGTGGCACTAATTGTGTTTTAACTCTTTCAGGTGCAAATATTCAAATAACAAATGCAATTGGTTCTGCATTAGATGCTACTGCAACTTCAATTTTAATAGCAAGTTAATTATATTTTTAAGGAGAATTAAATGGCAACTTTTACATGGAATGTATCACAGACAAACTATGAAACTGCAAATGGTTTTATAACTACAGCACATTGGCAATGTAATGCTGTTGATGGCGAATACACAACATCTACATACTCAACTTGCTCATGGGCAGATGGCACACCTACTATTCCTTATGCTAATGTAACTATGCAAGAAGTCTTGGATTGGTGTTGGGCTAGTGGAGTAGACAAAGATGCAACAGAGGCATCCCTTGCACAGCAAATAGAATTACTTAAAAATCCTGTTTCAGCAAGTGGAGTTCCGTGGTAGAATTTTTCAAACAACATAAGAGGAAAATATATGATAAAACTAGAACTTACTATTGAAGAAGTTAATGCCTTATTACAGACACTAGGCGAGTTACCAACTAAGACTGGTGCATGGGTATTACTTAACAAAATAAAGGAACAGGCTACTCCCCAAGTGCCAACTGAAACTGTCCAATAAAATGGATGAGTTTCGGTATCACCTAAGCAATAACTTTGAGAGAGCAGTTTTTCTTAAAGGTGATGTAGTCTATCCTAGGGAAGCCACTAGATACCAATGGGCAAGTAAGAACCTATTGGGTAATGACATCTTTGAATTAGGATGCTCTACTGGTTATGGTCGGCAGTTCTTTGATGACGATATTGTCTACACAGGATTAGACTATGACCAAACTATCATACAGGTAGCCACAAAACAGAACTGGGCAGAGTATTGCACTTTTCTGCATGGTGACATTAACAAAGTACAACTATGGAACTATGACACTATAGTAGCCTTTGAAGTCATAGAACATTTAAGCAATGGCTTACAGATAGTCGAAATGCTTAAACTGCATTGTAAGAGATTGTTAATTACTGTGCCGCATGAAGAACCAGTAGGCTTTTGGGGTGAGCATCATAAACTGCACAGGCTTAATGAATCTCATTTTGACGGCTTTAAGTGGCAATATATTAATGAAGCAGGACATATTTCAGATAGTCCACAGGAAATTACCAAAGATAATAGATGCAATCTAATGATTGGTGCTTGGAATCGTGGGTAAGGTTCTTTGTTCTGTAGCAACTAGGGGTAGATACTTTACAACTCTACCTTTAGTTTTAAGTGCCATTATTAATCAAACTAAGCCAGTAGATAAACTGATTATCTTTGATGACAATGATGAACCCAAAGATATGCGGAATGAGATGATTTATTCCTATTTCTTTAAGATGCTAGACAGTAAAAAGATAGCATGGGAATGGCAGTATGCTGAGAAAAAAGGTCAGCATTATATCCATCAAAGGGCTAATACAATGGGCTTTGATTGGGTATGGCGAGTTGATGATGATGCTATTCCTGAACCTAATGTCTTAGAGAATCTATATTTTCATACTACTTACAATTTAAATACTGGTGCTGTAGGCGGCTCGATACTGACTCCACCAACAAATTTTGATACTTCATTATCTACAGGCAAGATTGAGCATATTAGCATTGAGCCAAATATCCAATGGGAAAAGATTAAGAACTCAAAAAAGGTTGAGCATCTGCATTGTTCTTTTCTCTATCGTGCAGGGGTTTATGATTACAATCTAGGACTGTCTAGGGTGGCGCACAGGGAAGAAACATTGTTTACCTATGGACTGCATCAAAAGGGTTATGACATTCATGCTGTGCCTAATGCTGTGACTTGGCATATGAAAAATCCTGGTGGTGGTATTCGATCAGAAACTAAAGCGGAAATGTTTGAGCATGATGAGCAGATTTTTAGAAACTTTATTCGATTTAATGATAAAACCATTGTGGTGCTTAATTGTGGTATGGGTGATCATTTGGTATTTACTCATGTACTGCCTTACATCGATAACCCTGTGGTGTTTACTTGCTATCCTGAGATCATACCCGGAAGATCAATTGCGGAAGCTAAAGAATTATTTGGGAGTATAGATCAATGGAGCATTTATAAAAAGATGGATCAATGGAGGTGGCAAGATAGCATCGAGGGCGCATTTAGAAAGCTGTATTTATGATTATTATTGCTCCATATGCTAAAGCTTTAACTAATGGCAAACAAAACCCTAAGAACTATCCTTATTGGGAAGAACTGATTGCATTAATACAAATCAATATAGGATTTGAGATTGTGCAAGTTGGCATCGAGGGCGAGAAACAATTAGTTGAAGATTTTAGAAAGAATCTTAGCATCGAGGAACTTAAAAGTTTAATAAAAGAATGTTATATATGGATTGGGTGCGATTCATTCTTTCAACATTTAGCTTGGCATCAGGGTAAAAGAGGTATTGTGTTATGGTCTGTTAGTGATCCGTTAATCTTTGGTCATCCTGAAAATGTTAATCTCTTAAAGGATAGGTCTTCCCTTACAAAAAACCAATTTCTTTGGTGGGAATTTTTAGAACATAATCCTGATGCTTTTGTAAAACCTCAAGAGGTAGTAAAATATCTTAGCCCCATATAAAATAAAACAATAATTAACTTTATTGGAGTTGGTATGGATGAAACAGAAGCAAGGCTAAATAGCCATGAAGCGGTTTGTGCTTTCCGGTACGAAACTATTAATGCTCGATTAAAAAGACTAGAAAAAATAATGATTGGTAGTGCAGGATTTATTATGGCTAGTTTAATCGCAGTTGTTTTAAAACTTCAATAATGGACTTGCTTGATACAATTTCAAAGTTATCTAGTTTGTTAATTGGATTTGTAACTCTTGTTATTGTGTTAGCTAAAATGCATAATCAGATTGCCGTTCTTGAGGAAAAAGTAAAATCTTTATTTGACATCATTAACAAAAAATGAACATTCAAGATATTTTAAAAGCAGTCTTGCCTATTGTTGTAGCTTGTCTTGCATGGCTACTTGGTCAGGTATCTGACTTTTCTACTAGGCTAACTAAGATTGAGGGGCAGATGCCTGCCCTAATAACTAAAGAAAATGTGCCAACTGATTCACCTTTGTCTGCTGAAGCAAGGCATAAATTAAGAAATGAAATTTATACAGATATACACCAATTACAAGTTAAAGTGCAGTTACTTGAAGAGCGAGAAAAATATGGGAAAAAATAATGTTTGGACTAGATGATATTGTTTCAGTTGGAATGAAAGTTTTAGACAAAGTAATTCCTGATCCTGAACAAAAAGCTAAGGCACAATTAGACTTACAAACACTTGCACAGCAAGGCGAATTAGCCCATATACAAGCTGACATCGATAGGTTTAAAGCAGAAGCAGAAGATAGAGATTCCGCTCGAAAGGCTCATGCTGAAGTTGCCACAAGTGCCAATTCAACAGCCTTAGACAAAGCTGTAGTGCCTATTTTAGCCCTTGGTGTAGTAGGACTAGCATTTATGTTAATAGCTGTTTTAATGTTTATTGATACCCCTGATAATCAACAGCAATTAGTTATTTTTGCACTAGGTTTTGTAACAAGTGCCGCAGGTCAAGTGCTATCATTTTATTTTGGATCAAGCCAAGGTAGTAAAGACAAAACTAAAGAAATACAAGGAATGGTGAGAAAATGAATCTATCAAAACACTTTACTTATGAAGAATTAACTACTACCAATCATCGAGAATTTGACAATACACCCAATGAAACTGAACTTGAAAATCTTAAAAGACTTGCAAACTTCCTTGAAGAAGTCAAAGCTGTTTTATATGGAAAACCCATTATGGTTAATAGTGCTTTCCGTAGTGAGTTGGTCAATAATGCTTGTGGTAGCAAATCTAGTTCTCAGCA